CTAGCAGAGACGTTAGACCTCAAGTTTTATGCTGCAAGGCACATTTCCTAACCCCCAACCGACCACGACCATGACCACCACCACCTACACCGATACGCACGAAGTCATTACCGAGCATTTCATGATGTTCTGGGCATATTCCGATGGGGGATTTTCCTTCCCCTGCACCCCCACTGGAGAGATTGAGGAACCAGCATCACCAGAGGGTCGAGCCAACCTCGGCAAGATCCTCAATGGGGAGATCACTTATACCCGTAAGGAAATTCAGACCGAGGTGCGTCGGTTTAGACTCTGCACTTGTGGGAGTCGGAAAACATCGTACCCCTTGCACGATGCACGTGGGATTTACGTTGCCAGTGTTTGCCCCAAGTGCGAAGCCAAAGTTGCCTCCAAGTACCGTGCAGCAATCTTTACCGACTCTGACTACGATTGTAATGAACTGGTCAGTGCTGATTACTAACCCTCAACCGACCATGACCAAACGTAAAATCAACCGTGCCATTAAGCACCTCTATCTGGAGGTGCAGCACGAGAGGGGGGCAGGGTATTGCTACTTCACCGGACTTCACTCAGGGGATACCGTGGGGGAATCCGTGATGGTGTGCTGCCTCAAGCATTACACCCTGCAAGAGTGGTTGGAAAAAGCAACTGATGCCTTGGAGCAAGGAGGGCACCTATGAAATCCCACGGAGGTAAACGAAAGGGTGCAGGAAGACCCAAGGGAACCACTAACGAGGTCAAGGTGCCCCACAGGGTGGTCACCAAGTCGGTTTCCATGACTACCCCCAACTGGGATCGTTTTGATGCCCAGAGGGGGGATCTCAGTCGTGGGGCATATATCGTATCGATCCTGCCCCAGAAACATTGATGTAGGCATTGGTTCGTACACTCATGCCTCCGTTAATGCATTTTCTGGTAGTAGTCCGTTCTAGCCTTACCGGAGGCACAAAATCACCGTTCTGGTCGGCAATCTTGACGGTCAATATCAAACCATCAGGAACTAGGTACAGGAACCCATAAAAGGGGACACATAGAGTTCTGGCTAGGGTGGCACCATGCACGATCTTTTCGTAGGTCACCAACCACTCATCCCCCCATTGACAAAGTTGATCCCGTGTCATTTGTCGGCATTTGCTTTCAAAGCAGGAAGTGATCTGGTTGTTCCGAATCGTAAACCCGTCTACCTTGGCAGGGTTGTTTTTGGGGGTGTTGACAAACATGGAATCAGGAAAAGTGATCCGTAAAGAGTCTAGCATCTCCTGTTCCTCCCTTGCCGATTCCTGCCCCAGAGGTGTTAAAATATCGAGCCTCATAGTTTCACAATCGTTGAAAACTCTGCCAGTCTCCTGACGATAGCCTCACCCCTATCCTGAGAAAACATGGAGAGGAGTCCCTTGGCATCTGAGTTGCTTGTCCAGAGGGTAGGGAGTCGGTGGGATGTCCGGTGCTCCAGAATGTCGTAGAGTTCGGCCTCTGCCCTGTCGGTCATGCGTCCCTTGCCGAGATCGTCCAAGAGGAACAAATCGGAACTCTTACAAAGTTTGAGTGCAGATTGGGCAATGACCTTGATGGCAGGGGAGTCGGCAAACTGGTTGGCAGCATTGAGGGACAGATCCGGTGAGGTCAAAAAGAAGGTGTCCCTGCCCTCATCCTGCATCCGCTTTAACAGTTTGATTGCTGCCCTAGTCTTCCCAGCACCAGAGGTGCCGATGAAACCCAATCCCATTGGTTGGTATGTCCACGATACCACCGGAGTCGTTAAAGCCTCTGGGAGCCTTGTCAGATCCGTGTCGTGGTAGATCGGAGGGATCATGAGGTTAAAACGATTTCTAGAGGCATCCTTGGCCTTTCTGGAGGGTTCCTCTTTCTGGTCTTTGGTGTATTTAAGGCAGCAGTCATCACAGTTCCTTTGGACGTAGATGACCTTGTTGTTAAATTTTACGGGTTCGTGCTCAAAGGGAATCGAGCAGGTTTCACAGAGTGAGTGGATGGTCGTCATTGGATTTCTTTTTTTATTCTTTCAAGTTCTGCCCAGAGAGCATGGTGCTCCGTGTATGCGACTCGTAACGTTGTCTCTATGCCGCTAATACCAGTCCTCAACCTCTCAACCTCGGCCTCTGCTTTTTGAAAACGATCAACTGCAATGTCCAAGGGAGTTTTAACTCCTTGAGGTATATTGTTTAATCCTCCGCAATGGGGGCAGGTGTCGGTTCGCGGTGTTGTATCGGTGGTCATCATTAGAATGCTGATGCGAATTTGGAGGTGTTGACCGTCATGGTTGGTTTGTTGCCATTTTGGTGAGGTGGAAAAATCCCCTGCCACCCGTTGCTGATCGTGAGACCGATTGCCGTGATTGCTGCCTGATGCCCCCATGCCTCCATCTCGTTGAGCTTTGCTTTGACCGAGGAGGGCTTGAGGACAGAGAGACCTCTCTCCTTCCGGTAGTGCACGTAGTGCTCCCAATTAAGCCTAAAAGTCTCCGTATCCAGACCCTTGGGAAAAACTGGAGGTGCTGGCACCGACTTCTTCTTATCTGTATGAGTTATGAGTGATGAGTTATGAGTAGCAGTGCGTTCGCTGTGCGATCGCATAGCGATCGCATAGCGTTCGCAAGATTTAGAACGACTTACGTGACTTGCCTTTGCCGACTCACGTGCTTTTTGGCTTTTTTGGTAGGTTTTCTCTAACTCCTTCTTGACCCGTGAATGCACCCATCCGGTCTCCGTGAGTTCAAAAAACTCGGAGAGGACGGTCTCAACTGCCGATGAGGTACACCTGACTCGACGTGCCAAATGGTCAATCTGGTTGATGAGTGGCTTCTCGGTGTCATAGGACAAGTCCAGCAACCTCCGGTAGGCTAGATCCTCCTCGTTGGTGAGGTGTGCCGTTGCTGCCGTGTAATCCCCGTGGAAGAAAGGATAGTAGATCACAGGGAAGCCTCCACGGTCTCAATATCGACTTCCGTGCAGCACTGGGGGCACTCACAGGGGTCGGCTTCTGCTGATGAACCCTGCTCGGCATCTTCCCATCTCCCCCCCATTCCTCGATCTGGGGTGGCAGGGTAAAACTCTACCTCAAACTTGTGCTCACACTCCTCGTTGTCACATGTGTAGGGGATCTTCATCAAAACTCCTCCTTATTCCAATTACCACCCTTTCGGGTGATCCCACGGAAGATAAAGTAAGGGAACATTTCTGCTGCCACCTTGATTTTGACCCGTGCATCGTCCTCCCAGAACCCCTTGGTTTCATGGAGTTCGACCCCCCCATCTTTCATGATGACCAAGAAATCCGGTGAGTATGTTGTCCGGTCTGCCAACTTGAGCTTCACCCCCTCAAACTTGAAGGCATGGATTTCACCCACCTTGAGCAGTTGATCCAAATAACCAGCATAGGCTAACTCCAACTTGTTCATGACCCCTGACGTGTAGGAGGTTCTCCCCCGTGCCTTAAACTTCATTCGACCTCCTCGTCAGTGACCTCTAAGAGGGCAACGTGGGAACCCTCTGGGATGACCAGACGTAGCTCCGTGTCCATACAACCGTTGAGATACCCCCTGAGATACCTCTCCTCCGGTGTGGGCACCCTGTTGCCATCCTCAAGATGACGGATGCCCTCAGTTTCCCAACTCTCCCTAGCCATTTCAGTACTTGTCATAGTTTGGTTTTGGTTTGTTGTTATATACACCTATCGGCAAACGTCTCCACCTTGTGACCTCTTGGAGGCCGTGAAGGAACAGAACCCCACCATTCGTAGTCCTGACTCTAGCTCCTTCTCGGAGATTTCCACGGGGTCATATTTGAGCCACTGGTCAAATTCGGTAGCACGAGTGCTGCATGGGGTGCCCCCGAAAAAATCCCACCAAATGATCCGTGCCACGGAGGGACGTAGGAGTTCTGGAACCTCCTTGAGATCCTCCACCCACTGGGCAGGGGACTTTTTCCTCAACTCACGGTAGTTGACCGTGGTGTCACTGGGGATCTTCCGTGTCCGGTTGATTGGGTCGAGTGGGATTCTCATTTGCGTACGAGTGAAACCGTGGGTGCCGAGATGGTCACGGGGAGGGGATCGGAGGTAAACTCACTCCATCGAGACTTGATTGCCTTGGTGTCAACCCTCTCCGACCCTTTACGAGTCTGGATGCTCCACCCTGCCACCGGAGTGCCCCCCACAATGGCATCCTTGACCAATTCCTTGACCTTGAGTGACTCAAACATGTCTTGGATTGCCTCCAGCATGATCAGTGCCGTCCCTGCATTGGCAGGGGACTCGGTGATCCACTCCTTGGTCAACTTCACCGGAGTATTTTCAACCAATGTCATTGCCCTTTCTGCTGGTGCCACCTTTGCTGGGCAGGTCGTGCGTTTAACGCACCACTTGCAGTACTGGTTCTCCCGTGGAGGTTCGGACTTGGCAGTTACACGATCAATGATCCCATCAATCATTGCCTTGGTGGGGAGCACATCAAACGTGGTCTCGTAATCCTTGCCAGTATCGATCCCGATAATGATGGAACGGCACGAGGTCTCCCCAGTGCTCTCCATGAGCATGAGGGCATACATACCCATCTGCTCGTGGTAGGAGGAGGGATCTGCCAACCTCCCTGATTTGTAGTCACAAAGGATCAACTGACCATCCGTGTACCCCCAAATGTCTGCCGTCCCAAAGTTGGTTTCCGACAAACCATCCTTGTAGTACTGGAGCTTGCTCTCACAACCCCGTATGTCTGTCACATAAGCCTTCACCCGTTCGTAGGCTGACTGGGCACCCTCGTCGGAGATGGGAACCCCCTTCTCGTGGTGCAGTTGGAGTTGCTTGTGGAGACCGTCTCCACGGATGGCAGCATCCCCGACCACCGGATCGGCCTTGAAGAGGGTGCAGAGGTTCAGCTTGGGGAAAGCACTCGGAGAGAGTGTTGGGTGGTGACTCATCGTGCTCCCCCCGTGAAGAGGTTACGGAGGAACCCAAGAAGGGTGAATTTGCTCTCCAAGACCTCCTGCTCCTTGAGCTTGCGTTCCTTCCTACGGAGATACGATGCACGGTCATTCTGTGCCTTCCGTGCCCTCTTCCTACGTTCGGCTGACTTGGCTAGGATAGTCTCCCGATTGGCAGCATAGTAGGATCGTGCCCTCTCCTTCTGGGGGGTCACAAACTCCCGATCAAAAAGTGACGGGGTGCTCATGCTGCCACCTCCATGTTCGTAAAGGCAAACTCCACCACCTCAGGCCAAACCTCCGTCACCCTCTGGAGGAGGTTGACCGGAAGGTCTGGGATGTATTTCTTGGAGACCTTGGCACCCTTGGATTCAAAGAATAGGAAGATGTCCTTTTCGGAAACCTTGTCACGATCCATGAGTTCATTGACCTTCTTGAGCCAATCGATCTTTGGGGGAGGGGTTCCTGATGCTACCTTGGGAGGAGTGACGGACTTCACTATCTTTGGAGGAGTCACAGCAGTTGTCGTGCTACCATCAAGATCTTCTTCACTAGCAATCATCAGAATACTGCTTGCAGAGTACCTTCTTGCATAAGTAAGTGCCCCTCCGACTCCGGTCGGTGATTGATCCTTTAGGGGTAGAAGTAGCAGGGACTCACGGGTCTCTCCACTGGTGTGCAGAATCCGAGTCAGGACTCCTGCCTTGCCCTCTTCAAACACAGGTTCCTGAGACAGGCACAACCCGTGCTTTGCCAGCACTGGACGTGCTGCATCAAGTACCACATCGAGTGTGGCGAAACGACTTTTGAAGTGTGGATTTGTTGCATTCTTCTGCACGTTGGAAAGTTCTCCGAGTGCAGCAACCATTGCTGAGTTTAGTGTCGTGGTGGTGGTGTTGCTCATTTGTATTTTTAGCGGAGGTGATTAGAAATCCGTCCGATCAGGACGGAGACGAGGACAAGTGCCACGAGGAGCACGATTTGGTATGGGGTCATTTGGTGGTGTTGTTGGGGTTGGGTTTCTGCCCTTGGGATCTATACACCCTTGGGCAAAAGTTGGTTCCGAGTGGAAAGAGACGGAGTAGAAAGGGAGTCCAGTCGAGGAGGGGACGATCCCCGTGGTAGAGGTTCCTACGCATTGCCTTCAACGAGTTGGTCAAGGTCAGCAACCTTGATGAGTCGGCAAGCACCAACCGTGTAACTCTTGAGAGATCCTGATTTCACCAGTTGGTAGATTTTTTCACGGGTAACAGAAATCCTCTGTGCTGCCTCCAAAGGTCGGATGTACTTGGGTTCGTTATAGACACCCGTAGGCACGGTTTTAGAACGGGTAGAGGTTGTGGACATGGGTTTATTCACGGGTGCTGTTTGGGTATTTGTGTGGGTTCTTTCGGATTTCATCCTTGATGGGACGCTTCAAAAATTCAGAGACGGTCATGGAACGGAGGGTAGCAAGGTTGACGAGAATTTGATCCTCCTCCTCGGTAACCCAAAAGGTTCTGAGCCTTTTTCCCTTGAGACGTTGATTGGCCATGAGGAAAAAGTTACATGACCTATAGACACCTGTCCATACATATTTGCACTGGTTGGCATTGGTCAGAAAAAATTAAGCAGCAACTGGGTCTAAAACTCCTTCTGCAATTTCCACAATCTCAAGGATCGTGTCCCCGTCAATGTCTGGGTCTTCTTGCCCTAGTTGAACGAGTGTTTCCATTTGTTTTTTTGTCAGATGCATTGTGTACTGGGGATGTGCCATGACCCATGAGTAAGCATTTGTACCTATTGGGTGTCTATAACTTTTTATCAAAAAATAAATGCTTGCCTACAACTCCCACCAGAGTGATGCATCTCTACGTGTTACAGAGTTTGCGTAGGTCTCATAGATCAATTTTGCAGAAGCATGACCCATCTCAAATGCCGTCCTAGTCGGATCACGGAAATGTGCTAAATGGTAGGACGCAAAAGAATGCCTGAGTGCATTCTGTGGAAATCTGTCAAGACCCAACTTTGCCTCACTCGGCATGCCTCGATGACATCTCCATTCTTTGCTTTCTCCGACCAAAGATCCTTCCCCTTTTGGTAAATGTCGCATCACTGCTGGTTGCAAAGTGATGCTTCTGGGACGCATTGCTTTCCCCTGCTTGGAGTGGTTTTTATTCACGTTGATCTCCATGTACTTTGGGTCGGAATCAATGCAGTCATAGGACATCCTTGAGAGTTCGCATGTGCGTAGACCTGCAAACCCTCCCAAGACGATCTTGCACTTGATCCAAGGCTCGACCTCCAGCTGGAGCAGATCCCTCATTTGAGTGGGGGTCAGGATCATTTTACGGGCATCTGCATCGTTCTTGGCAGGTGCCTTGATCAGGTCAAAAGGGGAGATAGGCATGATCCTCCGTACCAAGGTGGAGGAAAAGAATGTTCGCAAACAGGAAAAGTGATTCCAGACCGTCCTCTGGGCATAATTGAGGGTATCAATCCATGCATCGATATCGTCTGGGGTCACGTCCTTGATCCCCATGTCCCCGAAATGGTCGGTGAACCGTCTCAAGCAGACCTTGGACTGTGCCACCCCATTCTTTTCCAACCCCTCGACCTCTAGGGATGCCAAGTATACGGCAACCAGACCACCGACCTTTTCGGACGAGGATGCCTTCTTGATGCGACTCTTGATGGTTTTAAGGGTCAAGGCACTGGTAAAAGACCCGATCCACCGGAATGCCTCCGGTTGGGTTTTGAAAAACTTTTGGCACCTGCTACCCCCATTCATGTCGGGGGGTACATCAATCACCCACCTTTGAGAGGATGCATAGAACCGTGGGGTGAGGCGTTTGGATCGTTGTAATTCACTCACAGTCCCTCACACTTCACATATTTGTGAATTGGTGTCAATGGGTCTGTTTACACTGATAAACAGGGGTTGTAGGGGTTTTTTGCTCTACAGAGTAAAATGGCGGTGAGACAGGGATTCGAACCTAATTGTTGGACAGAGAGAAAGTGTGAGTGAAATCTATACAGTCACAGTTTGGGTGTATATGTCTGTGTCCGATTTTCCCTCAACCCTCGGTGTCAAGAATATATTCTTCTCCATCCATCAGACCATAACACCGATGCCATTCGTTGGGCAATCTTGGTGACAGTTTCCTCGTCGGCATCCTGCAAAATGCAGTGGGTCAGTTCGTGCAAAACGGTATCCAGACGTTGCTGGGAGGTCTGGTTGGGATCGATCTCAATGTGGGGGATCTTTCCGTGCCAACACAAGCCCATTGCTTTTTCCTTCCCCAGTTTGCGTTCCGTGATGCGGATCGTTCGGGGGAGTGAAACCTTCATGCAAATGCCTTCAGTGCCTCGTTCCTATTGAGCCACCCCGAAAGGAATTTGGCACGTGATCCATGACCGATTTGCTCGTAGTGCTTTCTGCCAAGATCAATCAGTTTGAGGCACAGGTCGTGCTGGTCGGTCTGCCAAGATGCCCTAGTGGTATTTTCCCCCAGAATGCCATCCACCACGACATTGCCGAGTGCCGTCTGGAGGAGCTTGATGGCAGTCCCCTTGCCCATGTTGAGACCGTAGTTGGCAACGATCTGAGCCACACTCGTGGGGAGCATTGCAAACGGTGCCCAGTACTTTCGGAAATACAACTCCACCACGTAGGTCACCGAGGGGGTACCAGTCATGACAAGACCATCCGACTGGGAGGTCAATCCAGCATACGTCCGTCCCTGACCGTCTGCTAGGTACTCATCCCGAATGTTTCCGAGAGGGTCGGTTTCCACCTCCCATTTGAGCATCAAGGCAAACCACTCACGGAAGGAAGCAGGTTTGTCTTGAGCAGCAACAATGAGGTCGGAGACTTTCATTGTGGTGGCAGTTTGTCCTCACTGCTCTTTTGCCATGCCTTGGCACCTGCAAGAGATCCGGTGACTACGGACAGCAGGTTGGCAAGGTTGGGAGGACAGTCAAATGCCTCGTGATGGAGGGCATGACGCACCACGGTATAGACGACAAGGGCAACCACGGCACCGACTACGGCACCGAGTCCCAACCGGATAAACGAGGGTGACCCTCCGGTCTCGGAGAACGTCCTCTGCACCCAAGCAATGATCGAATGGATCACGGGATGAAGTGGGCACACCACGTCAGAAGGAATCGTCCTGCTGTATAGGCAGCACCGAATCCTGCTATAAAACATCCAAACTCAATCACCCATTTCCACGGTGGGGTGAGGGGGATTTGAAAATCGTGGTATCGTGCCAGTAACCAGAACCCAGAGATGATGCTGAAGAGATAGACGAGCACGTCCCGTTCCTTGGCATTCCTATGTGCTTCCACATGCCATTTGTTTGCACTTTCCGTCACTTTCTGTAGAGCAGCACCCTGCATCTGGAAATCTGCTTGGGCATGAACCAAAGCATCTTTGTTCTCCTGTTGGAGTTGACGCATATGATCCAAGGTTTTGAGGATGTCCCCCTTGGTGATCTCGGCATGACATGTCCATGCCGTGAACATGATGATCAGGACGTGTACAAGTTTTCTCATTTTGTAGCTCAATGAGATTTCAGCCACTCGGTCACCACGACTGCTTTGGCATCTAGACGATCCGAGATCACTGCTGCCTTGGCTAGGTACTGGTCGGAGGTGGGGGCAATGGGAGAGACGGTGTGTACACACCCCGAAAGAAAAAGAGGGATAACGATGAGGAACCTCATTTGACTAGGTGAGATTGAATGGCAATCACGTCTGTCTGTAATCGATCAAGCATTTGCGTTTTGACCCCTGCCACGTAGACGGTAATGAAAATTTGGATGATTACTGCTGCCCCAATAGTACGGAGCAATGAGGCATTGCCTTGGGCAGCACGACCCCGTTCCTCAACAATGGCTCGGAGGGTGGCAATATCCTCCCTGAGAGCACTGACCTCGTCGGCACTCACGGGGCGACCTCCACGGAATCATTTGTTTGTGGTGCTGCTTTTTCCTGTGGTTCAAGAACCTCAACAGTTGTAACAGCAGTAACAGTGTAATTATTAGAATAAGCAGTGTAATCACCAATGACAACTTTTGTAAGTTTGCTATTTTTCATAGATTTGGGTATTTAGCAAGCAAGTATGCAGATATAGCACTTATTTCAGCACCGGACAATGCCCTGTCATAAACAAGGAGTTCTCTAATTTTACAGCTGGTGAAGAATTTATAATCTTGCTCAAAACCTGCACCTATTATAAGACCTTGGTTAATTGGAGTTGCTCCATAATTTGTGATGGAAGAAGAAGCGTTTAGAGACCCATTGAGGTAAAAGTAAGCATTTCCACTTGAGGATGGGTTTACTGACAACCCCAACACTGCTGCAGTAGGTGTTGCTGGAATTGCCGTAGTTCCGAAATTCTGTTCTCCAGTATAAGGTTTACCGATAACTGCCCCCCATTTAGGACTATAATAAAATGGAGATGTGGTTAATCCTGTTTCAAGTCCTGTTGCAGTTGCCCCCATGCTTGATACATAGGATTTTGTAGACACAATTAAACCTTTGCTATTTCCAAAAAGTTCAGTTCCAGAAACAGGGAATGTTGAATCTGCACTTATGTTTGCAATATAAGTAACTGGTGTGGTTTCGGATTGGGTAGTTGTAAAAATAGGAGGTGTAGCAAAAGCTGATGAACCATCAAACTCAACTCCATCTCCTTGCTTGAGTGGGTATCCGTTCACTTTTACAGCATCAAAACCATTGCCGCTTAAATCTTTCCAAGTAATTACCGTACCTTCTACCTCAACATCTGCACCTGTTACATCCAATGTAGAAGAAGACAAAGAAGTTTCTAGCCACAACCTCAATCCAGACAAAGAGGAAGGGCTAAATGAGGTTGCCCCCAATGTCCTAGAAGCACACCCTAATCCCAAACTGAGTCCGAGTTGTGGCATGGACTACTATGTCTGATACGCAATGACCTTTCCAGAGACAAGGGTGAGAGTCGTAAAGACTCCGTAGAGTACCGTCCCTGCTGGAAACGTGACTCCAGTAAGGGAATCTCCAGTGAGGTTGCCAACGTACTTGGTTGAGTCCGTGACGTTGAGGACAGCATCAGCAATAACCTGCACGGCATAAAAATTGCCCGTGTAGGTATTGTTTCCAGAGATAAACTTGCCACCACCACCACCGGAATCAAACGGGTTACGGATATACATACTCATAGTCGGGAGGGATTAGGGGTTGGTGAGAGAGGACGGCAGCTTGCCCGAATAATCTTCCTTCTTGGTCTTTTGAGGCAGACTCACGGAGGGATGATCGGTGGAATAGACTCCATCAATGGGGCACCCCAGATCGTTCCACCTACGGAGGATGTCGTTACTGGCATCCTTGGGGTATTTAGTGCTGACCGAGATGGCAGAGGTCGTGGGAACTGCTGCCGTGATTGCAATCGACGCACTGGTAACAATACCATCATTGGGGGTATCGGTCACCGTATAGGCATTGGAGGCAAGGGTGGTTGCTACTCCGGTGGAAGTCACCACGGTTGCCACAATGAGATCAGCATCCTTAATGAAAGGGTAAGGGAAGGTGACAGTCTGACCTGCCGTGTTTGTCCCCGTCACGAGGATCTGATTGTTAGGGAATGGATCTAATGACATGGGGTTGTTGGGTTGGGGTTAATTGCCGTAAACGACAAGACATGCAGTGTTGGGGTTCTGTGCTGTTCCGGTTGAATCAACAAAATTTACCTCAACACTCGTGGTCTTCACGTAAGTTGCGGCTGCCCCTGCATTGATGACTGCCAAGGCATTACTGGATGCCCCTTGTCCAGTGATCATCACGGCATAATTTGCGTCCGTCATGGGGGCAGAAAAATTGACTACAAAGTCCCCACCAGCAACTTTTGCTACCGAGGATACGTTGTAGCTGCTTCTAATGGGGCATGCTTGGAACGTAATGGCATTGGCGTTGAGTGCCGTGGTTGCAACCGTGGTAATGGCAAACGTGGTGGTGGTTGGGGGTGGGCTTGCTAGGACAACATATGCCCCAGTTACGACACCGGACGTTGCGTAGACCGTGCTGCCAGCAATCAGTCCATGTGCCGTGGTTGTGGTGATCGTAGCAGTCGTTGTGCCAGCAGTACGGGATACCGTGGATGTTCCCCCTGCCCAAGATGCAACGGATGATCCATCAAAATTGACCCATGCCTTGGAAGTGATCTTGGAAAGGGTGGAAGAAGTTTGAGGTGCTGTTGCCGTTGCTGAGTTGCCAGAACAAGTGGCAGCAGTGGTTGCCGTTGCTGAGTTGCCAGAACAAGTGGCAGCAGTGGTTGCTGTAGCAGCATTCCCAGAACAGGCAGCAGCAGTAGTTGCCGTGTCTGCATTGCCTGTGACATTCCCTGTGAGGGTGCCAGTGACATTCCCCGTCAAATTGCCGATGAACCCTGCAAGACCCGTTACGGCAGCAGCAAATGACCATCCCGTGCTAGTTGAGGTGGTCAGGTTGTAAGGGGCAATCGAGCCAGATCCAATGGATACCGTGGAGGGGTTGAGCCATTGCAAGGCACCAGATACTAGGGAAAGTGTCCAAGTACCCGTGGAAGGAGTGGAGGGCAAAGCAGAAATGTCTGCTGCCGTGTCAGACCCTCTGACGCACTTGCCAAGGCCACGTTTAAGCTGCTGGCAAAGTTGGGTGATCTTATCAAAAGATGCCTCAATCGTAGCAGCAGGGAGACGATCTCCCGTGGTGTAGGAGGTGAGTTGGGTGTAATCAACGTTCCGAGCAATGGTCAATGTGGAGGTGGCAGGGACAGCATCGTAGACCGTGACTGACCCTGTGCTGCCACTACCCCCTGATACCGTGAACTTCCCCGTGGCAAGAGTGCTAGAGGTATAGGTCAGGGTGACCACGTTGGAACCGGAGTCGGTTGTGTAGACGGAGAGTTCCGTTGCAAGGTTGAACGGAAAGTCCACCACATAGGTTGCCCCAGCAGCAGCAGTGCCAGTGTAGGAATGGGAAGATATGTTGTTTGAAATGGACATCTCGTGGAATCTTTTAGTCTATATACACCCTTGACTCAAATTGTTTATTGGGGATTTTGCTCGTCTTCTACCGGATTAGAGACCGGATGATGCCCAGTCATGTGGTGGTATCTCCTGAGAATCTCTTTTTTACGTTCCACTGCTGCCTTGTACCTCTGTAAATCATCCTCATCCAAGGTCTTGACCCATTGCTTGTCTGTGGCACGAGACCCTGTGAATGGGTGATTAACGCTTGCCGTGAACCCTCTGGTGATCTCGTGGTGACTCATGCCTGACTCATCAAGGATCTTCATCTGCTTGGCAACGGATTCCTCGTTGGAATCCTCCAAAGCATACCGGAGTTGTTGGAACTTGGAGACGGGGTAGGAACCCTTCTGGTCGTTCTCAGGGTAGTTTGCATGCACCCACTTTTTAGCCAAGGGGTACATGGTCGTGATTGGGGAGTACCGATGGATCTGAACCCCTGCCGAGGTGAGCATCTGTTCCCACCAAGAGATCGGGTTGGCTTTACCCGTTTGCGTCCATTGCCCCACCATTGATTGCATGCTCATGGGCACGATCCCAGCAATGATGTCGGCAATGGCATTGCCCACGGTTGTGTGTTCCCCACGGTAATTGACCCCAAAGACCCCTTCCTGCACAAACCGTCCAAAGATCGGAGAGATACGTCCACCGATGAACCCTGTGGTATTGGTAGCCAACTTGTACATGTCCTCTGGAACTGACCGGAGACCGTAGTACTTGTTGCCAACACGGATCTCAAAGGGGTGCTCCCACTCGTAATCGTCGTTGGTCAGTTTGTTGAAGATTCGTGCACCAACAAACTGAACGATGGCAAGGAACGCTAGTGCTTGGAGTTGCTCAGCACCAACTTTGCCCCCGACCAGACCCTTGGCAGCTTGAGCCACAAACCGACCACGTGCCTCAAGGAAATCAGGGGCAAGAAGGATGATCTGCAAAGCATGTCGGATCGTGGGGTTGTGCCCCATGTCGGTGTAGTTGAGGTGACCGTAGGCAGCATTGGACTGCCGTGCTGACAGGTTCTTGATCTGCCATTCGTCAACCGTGCCTTTGGCTAGGTCTTTCTTGTACCTGTCCATGTTCCTTTCCAAAATATGGGTGTAGGTCTGGAACTTGAGGGAAGGAATGTACTGGGAGAACAGGTAGTGCTGGTAGGCATCCACGGTGTCTGCTGCTTTTCCTCCCAATCCCCAACCAATTTTACGGAGTCCCATCGTGATGAGGTTGGAGTTGTTGTCCCCAACCCCCTCCATAAAGAGGGACTGACTCAACCGATCATGGGCAAGCATGAGTCCGTGATCAGCAGCATCCTTCATGTCAGGGTTGCGGAGATCGATCTTGGGTAGACCAGCAAACGGGTTGATCCGGTGACCGATGGCATGGATGCCTTCCTGCACTTGGTGGAAGGGTGAGAAGGAAAGCATGGTGCCCTTGGCATACCCTTGAGCCTTGAGTCCAAAGTTGGCGACAGATTTGGTCGCATTGAGGAAAGGGTTTCCCGTTTTGCTATTGATCCACCTCGTAATGGCAGAGGAGGAAAGTGCGTTATTGAGATGGGTAGCAATCTCAGGGTGAACAGCAAGGTCTCCTTTGGACAGGATCATGCTGCCGTCATCTGCCTTACCAGCAAACTTCCAATCGTGCAGTGCTGGTTGGTCAAGTTTCTTGTAATCCTCGGTGCCCTCGTCAGCAGCATCAGGGTAGACCAAGTGGGTTGTTCCCTTGTCCGTTGTCGTGTCTTTGCCTGACCCTCTGCCTGAGAGAAGGGGTCTGCCATCTGATGCCTTGAGACCCCTCAATTCCTCCACAAACCTCCGTGAGTTGATGGCATTGGACATGTCATTCATGTAGAGGCCGAGCAGCTTGGCAATATCCTTGGTCTCCGGTTGGTATCCGTTGGATTCCCCCTCGTGGTAGGTGTCAAAGGTTCTCTCTTGGGAGAACTTGAAAAACTCACTCAGTCTCTTGGGAGTGGAACCGGATGGTGCTTGTGGCTCGGTCTTGTAGACATGGGGCACATAGTTCTCCCGTGTACCCAAATCCAGACCCCACGAGTTGCCACGTTTGAGGAGGATGTCAAAGGTGCTCTTGATCTTATTGGCAAGTGCTTCTTGTTCTGGGGTGAAATTGAGTGCTGCCTCGTACCCTGCTTTGTATTTCTCAATAGCAGTCTTGGCACGGAGACGGAGCAGGGTTTTATCACCACCTGCTTCCAACCAGTTCGTGATGCCCTCACGGGTCACAAGGTTAGGGGCAACCTTTTCTACCTCGTGCTGTGCCCTTTCAATCTCGTTGGTGGATTGTTGGGATCTGCTTGACCACTTGAGGAGAGACTTCTTGAAAGGGGAGGCAGCAGGGAGATCCCTGATTGTCCTCTGGAGGTTACGGAGGGTTTCCTCACTCTTTTCACGGAGGGTGGGAGGGGGAGGGGTTTTCCCCGTGATGATGGGGGTATTCTTTTGGAAAAGAGTTTGCCCACCTTCAGAGATGGTCTGACGCATTTCTGGGGTGATTGAGACTTTCCAGATAGGGGTATGATTTATTTCCTGCTCTGAAACCTCGTCGTATTTATCCCAAACTGAAATAGGAATGTCTTTGTCTTCCATTGCATCGACATATCCATTCTTTGAGAGCTTCTGGATAGAAATAGTTCCATCGTTTTCTTTCCATATTCTGTAAGCGTCATCGGGAGTTGACCATATTGTGCCACTACCTTTTATTTTTTGTTTGGCTTCTTCAATAGGCAATACTCCCTCCTCAACCTTTGCCCCCCACTTCTTGACATACTTGCCAATTTCGTTTGGAAGGATCTGGTCGTAGAAACCTTTCATACCTTCACCACCAATCGTTAAGTCTTTGCCATTCAGTGTACCAGTGTCACCACCAGACATGATCTTTTCTGCCATCCCTTTCCCTATGACTTCATCCAAAGTCTTTCCCCCTGCTTGGGGATGGTTAGATGGAAACTTTCCATCAGTTCCTACCCTTCCAGCAAACGTACTTTTCCCCCGTTTAATGGCATTAACAAGAGTTGTTCCATCAGAAGATTTTGTCCATTCAATAGAATCAACGGATTGGCGAATAGAATCTTCATACCTATCCACTTGATCAATTCCCTTTGTCCACCCAATCCATTCCTTACCGGATGCTACTGCATCCCGTAAGGCACGTTTGAACATCTGGATGCTCCAGTCCTTACGGAAGGGGGCATCTGGGATACCTTCTGTTCCATGCACTCTAACATTGTAGTCTTTTTCAGTGTCTCTGTATTTTACTGCAAAATCTTGAGCCTCATCATGCGTCTTAAAATTTCCAAGCACCTCATCTCCTGTTCGCACAGTAAAAGGATATTCTCCATTTTCTCCTGCATACCCTCTCTCTCTTCCTTTCTGATGCCTGTCAGACTGAATCTCTTCAATGAACAAACCATCCTTACCAGAGGCATCCTTGCGTTCGTCTAGCCTCATGTGGGCTACATAGTTGGGGATGTCGGAGAAGTGGGGGGAGGTGTAGGTGTTTCCGTTATCAGCTTTTTCTTTCTGTCTTTGGTCAAATGCTTTTTTAGCTTTCCAATAACTATTCTGGTTTAATAATTCTAATGCTTTGGCTGTAGCGATTTCAGGTGTTGACCAATATTGCCCCCCAAACCCTTGAGCATGTTTTTGTCCAGCTGGGATGATGCCAAATCCCTGCCCTTTATTCATTCCGTTTTGATCTTGAATAACGTACCAACCTTCTGGTAGTGCCGTGATCGTTGCAGGAGCTTGAAACTGTTCTAGGGGTTCAGTGTTTGCTGTAGGTAAAGTCAGCACTACCTCCCTGTAGTTCTCACCGTTGGGGAGTACCCATGTGGAGTGTTTGGGGTTATTCTCCCTGTTCTGTGCATCAGCAAGGTACTCACGAACTGCTTGATCGTATGCCGAATAATTTTCGGATATTCGTGCCTCTTCTTTTAGAGATTCAAGGTCTTCTTGTGTCCACCTTTTTTTAACGCCACCCAGAACCTTCTCCTCAAACTTCACCGACCCCTCATTCTTGAGGTAGTCCAGCACCTCGGCCTTGGTGACGGTCTTTTTCCCCTCTAAAAACCCATCCAAGTTTGACCACTTGATCTCGTCAGGTTTGACCCCAGATCCCTTGGCAGGGTCAATGATGGCACGAATCTGCTCCACAGATGCCTTGTTGGGCATCTTGTCGGAGACGGTCTTCTGGAGTTGGGAATAGAAATCTTCCTTGGGATCATCTTTCTGGAAGAGTACACCGTGTTTCTTACTATAGAATCTTGGGTCTTGAGGAGTTGTGTATTTGGGGTTTTTAGCTAACACTAATCCACCCACTTGAATCACCCTATCTGCACCAATAACAGGTTGACCTGTTTTGCGATCATAGAACCATGAGTGCCTTGCTGGATTCATTCCAAGCTGAACATAAGAGGGGTCTTTTATTGCTGCCTCTGCTTCAGTTTTTGCAGACGTGGGAGTTGATGCCTCCCATGCTCCAAGCATCCTTGCAAAACTATTTTTATGTAATTCATCAGTAGCAATCCCCAAGGCAGCATCTGGATTGGATATAAAAACCACATCATTTGCTATTGCCACAGGTTCATATCCAACAATCTTTCCTAATTTGACTCCGTTGGCATCATGCACTGATACAATCCAAACCCCATAATCACGATAAGCAGGTATATCCAAACGCAACCCAACCATATCTCCATCTTTAAGGTATTTTAATGCATGACCAACTTGTTTTCTTTGATCATCTTTTAAGGATGACATCAATTCTGACTTGGTTGCTGGTTTTGGAACGGAGTCCATTTCCCTATAAGGCATGTATCTTTCAACCAACTTGATGTATTCTTCCTGTGATATCTTCTTATCACGGTAATCTTTAGCTGCCTTTACAACCTCTGGGATTTTCTTGGTGACATCCTTAAAGTCTACTTCATCTTTCTGGAACCGGATGTCGTTGCTCTCGGAGTTGAAGCGTTGGGAAAGGGGGATGACGTTGCCGTCAGAGTCACGGGTGATTGGGTCTGCTGATTTGATTTGAGAGGGGTGGGTCACTAGGATCTCGTCGCCATTTGCAAGAACATACCCATCATTTCCAAGTTGCTTTAGCCTTTCTAACCCCCTTTCTCCCTTTCCGTCATCCCAATCGGTTATGTCTCCCCCAAGATGCCGCCCAAGGGAATCCCAATTTTTCCCAACAAACGGGTTTTGAAAAACAATATATGCCCTTTTTCTGTATTTATTTTTCTCCCCTTCTGGCAAATGAGAGGAATGATTTTTGTCTGTGGAAAAAAACATACCCTTTATTGGCAAAAACCCTCCAGTATTGCTCCCAGCTTTATCCATGTCATAGGAGCTAAACTCCGCGTTTGTTCCATGCCATGCCATGATTGCACCTGCCTCCTTTGCGGCCTCGTCCACCAACCGTTGCTGTGACTCTGTGTCACCGGATTTGACTGCTGCATCGTACTCATCGTCCCTCTGGAACTTATTGACCCCCATTGCATCATTGGCATCCGAGGGTTCCACCCGTTCACTGATTGCCCACTCGTGCAGGGTCTGGGCTAGAAGGTCACGTGCTTTCTCAAGGTCATTAAAGTGGGAGTTGCTCCCCATTTGATACCCATGGAGTTTCTGGATGATCGTGTCAAGCCACTGCTTGATGGCACCAGCAACGGTCTTAAAAAGAGTCGGATCTGCTTTTTGCAACCGATCCCACATATCCTTGTTCCCAAGGTTGTTTCCAAGGAAGTCAGCAATGACTTCATCCACCCGTTCTTCCGGTTGGTAGAGACGTTTTTCCAAATCCACTCTCCCCATGTCCTTGATCATGGGCAAGAGTTGATCCTTTAGCTTCTTGGCAAGGTCAGGATACTGCTCTGACAAAGAGTGCCACAACTCGTGACCGAGAGTGAAAAGATGGGGACGATCCCCATCGATGTTCAGAAACACATACCCCCGTAATTCAAAGGAGGTATTGATTAACCCATTCCCTGCATCCCCTGACTCTGTTTTGTAGAGGACGAGTTTCTGCCCAAAGATCCGAGCTATTCGGTCTGCGAATAGGTAGGATGGTTCCTTCCGTAGTTGATCAAGTTCCTCTCCGGTTGCGGCTCGAACCCTAGTGACCGTGCCCGTTCCATCTTTGCCACTTGCTTGAGATGCCAAGCTGCCATTGAGCTTGGTGATAGGTCTTTGTGCCTCGGCATTACTGACGGTGACGGTGAGTTGCTCATCAGGTGTCTTTATAGGATCACTTGAGGTATCCGTCAACTCCGGTACGTGGATGGTGACGGATGGGTCTGTGGGAGTCCTTCCCTCATCCAGAACCGTCTTGGCATCCTCACTGGTGGAGGTAGTCCAGTCATTGCCATCCCTCATTGTCCTTTCATGCTGGGCAATCAGGTGCTCCCTCATGGCATCCGTGTAGGCAGTTTCTGCTGCATCCCTGTCCGAAAAAGAGACCGTGTGGGTTTCTCCCTCTGGGGTTGTGGTGACCACGTGGAACGTGCCGTCGTAATTATTGACCAACTTGGGGGCATCAGGGGAATTAATGATGTCGAGTACTTGCTGGTAGTTGTCCTTTCGGAGTTGTTCCCCTGCCTTGATGTCTTCCTCAGTGCGTTTTTTCCAACCGTCTGTGATTGCTTTCAGACGTTGATCTTCCGGTAGTTGGGAAATCCGAGTGGCCTCTTCATGGGAAAACCCTGCTTCCTTGAGCACCATTGGGTCTGCTGCATTCTTGGCAGCTTGCTTGGCAACCTCTGGGTCAACCTTGCCACCACCGGAGAGGACATGCATGGCACCCCCCATGATTCCGAGTTGGATGAAGAGGGAGGGAGTTTCCTTGAGAATGTTCCAATACTCCTGAGCAAAGTCCTCACCAGCATTGATGTCCTTGTTCCAAGCATGCTCCAACTGTGCGTACAGGGTCTTGGCAAGGTTGCCAGCACTGAGCATCAACGTGGAACCTGCCGTGTGCTTGAGTACCCCGACAACCGTGGGTGCCACCTTGCCGAGCAGATGGATGCCCTTGGTGCCGACCACCGTATTGACGGCAGCAGGGACAAGGGATCTCCAGTTAGCTTCCGAGGCAGACATGTTGGGGTTCTCTGCCAACCTCTTGAGGGTTTCATTGGCAATCTCATTGGCACCAAATGCAATTTCACCCATGACCGGAACCAAGAACGGAACAACCTGTGGGATCAGACCTGCCAGACCCGTTGCCGTGTCGGACACAAACCCCTTCCATCCCTTGTGGACTGGGGGTGCATTAATGACACTCTGGTCAAAGGTTCTGACCTTTTGAGCCAAGAGGATGTCATTGTATTGGTCTTGGTACTTCTGCTTCTCCTCTGGGGTGGTGGCAGCATTCCGTGCTTTCTCCGCTTGCAGCAGGTTGCTGACTTCCCCGTACCGATTAAAACTCTCGGCTGAGTTGACAAAGGCATTGTAGACCGATCCCAAGTTGCCCACTCCTTCCCCCATGTGGGTGGCCTTGACGTACTGCTGGGCAAGTCCCAAGACCGTGTTGAGTTGGTCGTTTGGCAAACCACGGAGGTATGTCCGTGGGTCGGTGTAGGTGGGAAATTCCTTGGAGTAATTATTGGCCTTTGCTTCTGGGGTGTTCCCCGTCAAGGCATCAACAAACTTTTTCGCCAACTGTCCGTCTGGGGTATTGAAGGATGCTTGGGTGGGTTTGTAGACCGAGTTAAAGGCAGCAAGTTTGTCGGAATCAGACAACCCCTTGAGGGCATCCTGATGGGCAGATTGCCAGTCATTAAACCTTTTTAGGGGTGGCACGGACATCCCCTTCTCGGCATCTGAAAAGGCATCCTGCACTGCTTGGGTCTTGAGGGCATCGATGGCACCGGCACGGGAGTCGTGCTGCTCAAAGACCCCTTGGAGGTTCTTACGGAAGGTGCCGACATTGTCGGTGGGATCAAACTTGTAGTGTTTTTCCAGTTGGGCTTGATACCAACCGTAGTTATCAACCACATCACTCATTGCTGCTCCGGTCAAATGGGAGACGGCAGCATAGGCAGCAACCTGATCACGGTATCCTTGGGGATCTGTATTCTTTTGAGAATTTAAGACTGCCTGATCTGCCTGACCTCCGAGGTTGACGGGGTCGTAGATCATTGCTTTGACCCGTTGCTCTTGGGATTGGTAGGCAGGGGTTGAGGTCAGATCGGTGCCAAAGGGTCTCTGGTTACCTCCGTTGTCTTGGATTGCCGTATCAACCTCCGGTGAGGAGGTGAGGTCATGGAACTTGTTTTCTAATCGGGCAACATACAACTGCCCTGCTGGATCGGGAGTTGATGGTGGTATTTCAGAAGAGGAGGGAGCATAGGTGAGGTTATCAGCCATAAATTAAGAATTGAGCATATTGATCTCTGCGTTCCTACGGTTCACGAGCAACGGGGAGTGTTTCCCTTCTACAGTGACCCACTTGTACTCAGCCATTTTCTTGGCTAGAGCACCCAAGTCACCTCGTGAGGCTTTAATGACCTTGGCACCTGCTCCCGTGTTGAAATCAAACGAGGTCAATGCCGTCTGCTGTGCTGGTGTCAAAGTCATGCCCACATCAGATGCTGCCTTCACCACATTGGATGTGTGGGTGGAGAGTTCTTGGGTCAGTCGTGCCGAGGCATCCTCCTCACTGATGGAAGACTCACCCTTCTTGGCATGGGTGCCGTAACCGATAGACCCCGTGTCTTTGTCAGAATCGGTGTAGGCATGTGCCGTGAATCCCTCTTGTTGCTTTACAAAGGCAACCGTCTCTTGACTTACGGAAGACGTATCATTGCTGACAACCGTGGGGTTGTTGGCAACATCACTAGATGTAGGGGTGGCATCCGAGGTCTTGCCCTTAGTGGAATTTGGGTGGAAGAAATTGTAGATAGCCCCGTGTGGGGGTGCCGTCTTGAGGGGAGTCATGGCATCCTGACCCTGTTGATATTTGGTCATGGCAGAATTGATTCTGTCTTGAGCCTCCTTCATCGAGGTGGGGGCACCCTCTGGGTACTTGTCACGTCCGATCTGACCTCCCTGCATGACCTGCTCTTGAATACCTTGCAGCTTGTAGTAGGCAGCATTGTGGGCATCTGCCTCCTCAATGGAGGTAGGGGTTGCCACAAAATCACCAAAGTATCCACCCTTGAGGTTGGTATCCAGTTGCTTGCTCACAAACTGAGCAATCTTGGTTTCTGGCTTGAGGTTGCCGTTGTTGGCAGGGTCGGCAAGTTCTCCACGTCTCTTATCAAGTTGCTTGATTAGGTCATCCGTCTGGGGGGAGGGGACATTGCCCATGATCCAGAGTTTGCGATCCATGTACTGCTTGGCAACCGGATCGGCATTAGCACCCTTGTCAGGAAAGGTGCCGACCAGATTGTTCCCTTGGTTGAAATTAGCCTCTCCTTTAGCAGTCCCTGCCCACGGATTGGTCAGGTATTGACGGACGGCAGCTTGAGCATCCTTTCCTGTTGCATCATCAATGCCAGTGAGTGCTTTGAACTGGGGATCATTTTCAAACTGGGATGCATCTTTGATGGTTCCAGCATCAATCTGGCTTTTGAAAAAACTGGCAGTCTTCCAGATGTTGTCATTTTTGACCACGTCCACGACCCCTGCAATTTTTTTTACGTTTGCGGCATCAAGGTTGGGATACCCCTTGAGGGTAGTTCCGGTCTTGGATGCTGCTTGGAAGTCTTTGGCAATGGCTCCATTGGGATTGGTCACGATCTCGGTGACGGCACCATTGTAATCAATGGAGACTTCTTTCTGTTTGTTAAGGGATAGCTGCTGCTCCTTGGAAAGGAGTCCCCGTCCATTGGCAGCATCGTACTGGGCATCAAATGCCTTCCAGTCACCTTTCTTTGCTGCTTCCTGTAGTCCGGTTAGGGCATCCACGGCATCGTCTTGGTGCTGCTGGGAGTAGGCTTGATTTGCTGCCGTTGCCATCCCCGTGTGGTATGTATGCATGACGTTATGCATCATAGCTCTCTGCTCCCAAGGGGTGAGTTGGTTCTGACCGTTGACCCCGTTGATCAGGTTGGCACCGTTTTCCCCTGCTGCATCTGCCCAAGCACTCGGCCACTGGGAGACGGGAAGTTGCGATTTCTTCTCGTCGTACATTTTAGAAACATCAGTCTGGTTCTGGTAAAACTTGAGTGTTCCGGTGTACTGGGCTTGCTCGTATGCCTTCTTTTTTTGCTCGGCATCGATCTGCATGACCGTTCCTGCAACCTGTCCGGTAGCAGTGGAGATTTCTCGACCCAAGTGCATCTGGGCATCGTACTCAATCCCTGCCTTGGCAGGGTCTTGCATGGCACCTTGGAATCCACGTGCAATGTCACTTTTGGCCTGATCTCCCACACGGTCAGTGGGGAAACGGTAATCCGAGACAGGTGTAAAGACACCTGTGGGTGCGTTGGGAATGTCGGTGAGGGGGATGGTTGCCATAGGTCAACGAAGGGAAGTCCACGAGGTCATTTGCGGAGTGAACCCAATGGACGCATTAGCCTGACGTTGTGACCCTAGCATATTGGTATCCAGTAATGACGGTGCCTTGGAGGAGTAGTAGGAGGCAGTTCCGATGGCAGAGGCAGCAGCACCGATACCAGCAATGGCAGAGGAATACCCTTGGGTGACCGTTGCGTTGGCAGCATTGTTGGCTTGCTGCTGTTGGACTCCGACTCCAGCAATCCCTGCTGTTTGTGACCAATCTGCCATTGCCCCAGCATACTCAAATTGCTTGGCAGTTTCACGGGTGAGTGCTGCTTGGTAGCTGCTCATGGAACCCTGCCAATCGGTGTTCATGGCAGTTAAATTGGTGTTGTAGGCAGCATCCATGCGTTGGAGTTGCTGGATGCCCCCTTGGTAGGCTTGAACGACCAGAGGACTGCCAGAATCAGCAGTGACACCGGAGGAGGCATAGGTGGCTTTAGTGGAGGAATTGGATTGCTCGGCTTGCATGACCATCCGGTTTTCCTGTTCAAATCCTGCCTTTTCCGTGCTCCGTGCCGACTGGTGGTAGATGGCAGCATTGGTGTCATACTGCTGTGCTTGAGCAATGGCAGTCTTGTAGTTCATGTCTGCCTGATATTTGGCAATCTCCGTCTGTGCCTCGATCTGCCTTTTAGAAAGGTAGGCATTGGAGGCAGCAGCACCACGTTGGGCACTGGCAGATTCTTGGGACGAATAGATGGAATACCCTGCCCCAGCAACGGCAGCAGCAGCAGTGACCCCTAGGGCAATGGTGCTTATTGGAAACATAGTGCCTCCTTGGTTAGGTATTGTTGACGGAATCCCTGTGGGAGCAGGTCGTTGTCACAATAGGTGATCTCCTCGGCAATCTTGTCTGGGTCAGTCTCATTGAAGGGATTGGCATGGATGGTCAGGAGGATTGAATCCTCGTGAAACACAATGACCCGACACCGATTGGGGACAGTGATCTCCATGTGGGGTGCAGAAAGCATCACGTGCTCACCCTCCTCGTTGACTACCTCGATCCGTCCCTTGATCAGGAGGAACGGGTGGGTGGTCTTATGGGTTCTGGTGCACCACAACTGACCAGCAGGGACGTTTCCCTGACGGACATACAAACCCTCGGTAAAGTGGTGGATCATCTCAAAATCTGCTTGGGGTAAGAGGGCACATTCCTTTGCAAGAACGTCCATCTTTCTCTTATGCGTCAGATGATTTGAAAGGTGATCCATTAGGGGAGGTGTATATCAGTAACAAAGTGCTTTCACAAAAAGTTATTGACCTGACTCGGAACTTTCCCAAGTGGCAACAATGGCAGCAATGGTCAGGGGGATTGGAAGGGACTGACGGAAGTAGAGATCCACTCCATCCTTCCAGTTGGAGGAAAGACTCACCCTTTCATAACCAAAGAAAGCAGGGGGTGAAGCATCCATGACATCCGTGGTGTGACGGGATGGAAGTCCGAACCAGTTGGTGCCATCGGTAGAGTATTCCCCTGCAATGGAATTGAAGACCTTGACGTTCATTTTTGCGATCCTCATGCGTCTACCTGCACTCGTGCCGTCTTGCAGATCCCTTTGAAGCATTTCTGGGACAAGGGTTGAGGTGTAGGGAATACCTACCAAGGCATAATTGACAGGTGTCTGAAGGGTGATGGAACCACCGGAAACCGTGGTATTGATGACAGGGTTGACCACTCCGTAGGTGGTGGTGCCGTTGTTGGTGACTCCACCCCAGACCGATACGGTCTGACCATTAAGGTGAGTAAGTCCAGTGACCGTGGTGGTTGCCGAGGCACTGGTGAATGTCTTCCCTGCATCAACGTACCACCAGTTGGCTTTATCGGCTGAATCCAGTGCCAGACGCATCCCTGTCTTGAAGCGTTCAATGTATCGGACGGTAGATCCGCTAATCGTCCGGTTAACGAGCAACCAGACCTCATCCTCTCCGGTGGTGGAACCGATGGTGGCGACAGACTCCACCGTGCCACTGGTGATTTGACGGGATGAACCACAGACTTGCTGCTCCCGTTCATAGGTCAGGGAAACGAGTTGTCCGTCTGATCGAACCATCCAGAGGATGGCATCAGGGGATCGTTGGAAGGCAGTCTCCACAATGGTGGGACGGGTGATGTGCTCGGCAAGGGAAGTCAAGTCGGCTGAGACCCATGTTTCCGAGGAATAGTCATAGATGAGTTCCCTGACCTTCCGTGCCATCCTTTGGATGTACAAAATCGTGTCATTGACGATGGATGCCATGCCACCTGCACTTCCGTAGTTGGAGTGACGTTTTGCCACCACGTTGGTCGGGGTGAGGGGACGAGTTCCGTCTGCCGATCCGAGTGACCATTCACCTTGGGTCGTTCCGATAATTAGGAGGGTCTTGGGCAGAAGCCACTGGATCAAACCACCGGAGGCAGCAGACAAGGTGAACAGGTAGGAATCGGCATCGTAGGCACCCTGCTTGAAGTTCTGAAAGTCGTTGGAATAACTTCCCCAGATGGTGGATGGTAGTAAGGAGGTGCCAGCAAAGACCAACCGACTCTCATGCATGGTGCATGCATTGGGATAACCTTGGACGGCAGAAAATGCTCCTTCCCTCCAAATGGGAGTGGCATTAGTGGAGGCCAAGGAACCGATGACCGTGGCAGAGGCATAGTTGGCAAAGGATGCCGTGATGCCGGTGCCTGTTCCGGTAGCTGCTACCGTGAGCACAAAGGTCGTGGAATTGGTGATGGAGGCAATGGCAGCACCGGAGGGGATGTTGGTGCCAGAAACCCCCATGCCGACGAGCAGGTTGGTTGTGGAGGTTGTGGTGACGGTTGTGGTCGAGTTGGTGGCAATGACCAAGGTGGCAGGGGTGGTGACGTTGGTGATTTTGACAAGTCCCTTCACGACTGGGTCAATGGCTTGAAGCATGGCACGTGGTGCCACGGAAGCACCTGTGGTGCTGCTGCTGGTGGTCACAAACCGGAAGTAGGTCAGGATGGAAGTCGTGCCTGTGGTCGAGGCATTGTAGTCGTTGTTGGAATAGAACGTCCTGAGTGTTGACCAGTTGACGTTGTCGGTGGAGTACTGCAAAGCAATGTTGGCAGTCCAAATACCAAAGGTCTGCAAGTTCCAAGCACCCAAAATCTGGATGGTGGAGGAGGTCGTGTTGGTCAGTAAACTCTGGGACAGGTAGTTAGTCCCGTTGGGGTGATTGATTTCCCAGTAGGCACCCGTGTGACCAGAGGCACCCGTCAGGAACGTGGTAAAGGCCGAGGAGGTGACCGTGATATCACCACTGGTGGCAGAGGGGGTGACCGTGGATGCCGTAAAGTTCTGATCCAGCATGGGTGCCCATTTCCAAGGGACTTCTCCCACGGTAAAGGGAGGGTTGTAGGAATTGACACCCCAATACGACACCCTCATGGGTGGGTAACTTGGGTGGGTCAAATAGACAACATTGTTAATTTGGATCAGGTTGATTCCACGGAGGTCTGCTTCTTGGTAGGGAACAGGGGTTCCGACACTACCGGAGGAGGCAGCATAGACAGGCACCGTGTTGGTGGAGGCATAGGTCAGTCCGACTGCTTCCACTGGGTCACTGGTAGCATGGGATACCCCGTTCCACGTCTTGGTTGAACCGTAGTAGTTGCCGTAGGTCAGGAGGGCACCGTTCTGCCAGAAACGAATATACCCCACCCCGATTTCCATCACGATTCGGTTGGCATCGGACAAGTTCAGCCCAAAGAGACGACAACGGGTGGAAGAGGATTTTGCAGCACCCAAGTACTCGGTGCCACTCCTCCTATTGGCAGACCCGTAGGGGGTGATGAGGTAGTTTTCTAACTTTTTGCAACCGGAACGGTATTTGTCAATGGAGGTACGTGACTCCATGTAGGGACTCAACTCCCCAGCATTGAAGGAGGAGATGATGTCGTTGATCATGGAAGGGAACCGGAGAACCTAGATTGGACGAGGGGGGAATTGACCCATGCCATGACCTTCTTGGGTTTGCTCTGGTTGGCATCAATGCGTCCTGCCTCGGCAATGGACAACTTGAACTGCTGGAGGAGTTGGTTCTTTAGGTTCAGATCCCCTGCAAGTGGCTTGCACAGGTCACTGGCAAGTTTGAGTGCCACCACTTCCACGAATGTTGTGGAAAAGATACTGGGGTCAGGAGTGCTGGAAACGTAGTAGATGTTGGCATAGGTCTCATCCGTGAGGAGGGTTGTCCCTTGGATCTCAAAGACTGCCGTCATATCGACGTAACCATAGTTATTGAAAGCGACGATTTTACCAAAATCGGAAGGCAACTGGTAGGAATATGACCAGTTGAAAGATGGTGCCGTAGAGTTCTGGGCTAGGACGGCAGAGGTTGTAGCAAACCCCCAAGTGTTGAGCATGAGGCATTCCTTGACGACTACGGGATAGAGCAGGTTGCAGAACCGTGCCTCCATAGAACCGTCTGTCAGGGAGGTGATGGATTGGTCTCCGAGCTTGGCAAGAGCCAAATTGCAGATGGTGATGGAATCCATACTTAAAAGAAATTTGGTAAAAGAAAGGGGTGGAGTCCCCGTAAAGAGACCCCACCCCCGACTTGTGAATAATTACTGCTTGGACGTGTCGGTCAGGATCGTGACCACACCCGTGTCAAGTAGACGTGTGGCACCGATGACTGCCGTGGAACGAATGACCAGACCGTGAGAGAGGTCAGGACGGATGTCCATGTAGGTCTTGCGTCCACCGTCAACCACCACGAGGGCATTCTTCTGGTAGCAGAAGCAAGTCCTAGTGTTGGAAGCAACCGTGAGACCCTCGTACCGGACGATCTTGAACCCAAGGAAGGTGTCGATCTGTCCTGCCACAAGTGCTGCCACCTGTGAGTAGAGGGTGTTGGTGACTTCCGTGGTGCTCAAGAGGTCAGCAATTTCAGCAGCACTCACCACGAGGATACGATCCTCAACGGGAGCCTCTGCCTTATCGAGCTTGTACTTGGCATACCGAACCTTGTCGATGGTCAGACCGGAACTAACTGCCGTTCCACCAAACGGAACACGATCCTTTGCGATCTGCTGGTTGGTGGTGTCGTAGGAAACGGACTGGGTGACTTGGATACCAGAGGCACTGGATGCCGTGGATGTGGCCGATCCGGTAGCTGCCGTGTTGATGATGGCATCGACCTGACGGTTGTAGGCAGCAACCTGACTCTGCATGATGTCAGAGGAGGGGTTGCTGACGTTGCCGAGGAAGAGGTCATCAAACTCGTCCACGATGTTTGCGACATCGTAGGGAGTAGGATAAGCCCAACGGGTAGGCAGATCAAAGTCTGTGGTCGGGGTGGAAGCGTTCTTGGTAGAAACGGCTGCCATGTTGAGCAGACCCATCTGGTTGAAGCGAACGGCAGCACCGTTAGCTTGGACGAGTTTGCAACGATCTTTCAGACGACTGTCCAACTGTTGGAGCAAAAGCTGCCAACTGTTCTGGTACATGATCTGATAGTGCTGTGGGATGACGGTCAAGTTCTGACCGGCAGCAGGAGAGTTAAAAGCCATAGGATTGAGTAGTTGGGTTCCCTTGGGGTTGGTTGGGGAACCATGTGGAGTTGATGACCAGTTTCCTCTGATTGTCCCAATCGGGGTCAGGTTCTCTCTGGGTCAAATCCAACTACTCAGGCCGAGGATCGGTTATCTCTCGTTGGGTTTGTGACTGTTGGTTTACAACGGGTGTATATACTGGTCAACACGTTTTAATCTGGACATCTCACTTTTTTTACCCCCTCCGAAAGAAAGAGTGGGTAGTTTTTCTTCCAATAACTCGGCTTTATCCCTGCAAATGTTTACCTTGGGTAATGATATTCCACTATGAGGGGAATATCTGCACCCCCCATAAACAACCCAAAAAACCCCCACCCCGATGACAAGGGTGAGGGTTTCTCAAGGGAACGGACGAGCAACTATCCGTTCTTGATCAAATCTGCCACCATGCTCACGACCTCACGGTCACCTGCCACAAACCTCGTGTGGTATGGGTTCTGGGGGTTTCTCATGATGTCGATGCCACGTGCCTGTCCTGCCATGAAGGTTGCCGTGGAATCGGAGGAAACGATCTTGTCGTCACTCACCATCCGAGAAAACCTCTCCAGTGCCACGATGATGTTGGGATCACTGAGTCCCTTGGAGTTGGGGTCGAGTCCGGTGACCTGACAGGCACGTTTGACGACTGCCATGTTGGTCTCGTACTTATCACCCCATGCCTGTTCCAGTGCCTTTTGCCCCTCGGTGTATTCCTTTTGGAGCACTTGAGCCTGTTCTTGGGCACGTGCTGCCTCCAAGGTTGCGTAGTACTTGACTGCCTCGGATGCTTGGGAGGGAGTCAGTCCGTTCTTGTGGGCAACCTCGTTGAATCCTTTGATGACATTGGGGTCTAGGGTGACTCCTTCTGGGATGCCATCCACCTTGGTAGGGTACTTGTCGGCACTCTCAGGGACTCCCCTCTTGGCATTGAATGCTGCCCATTCCTCCGGTGAGGACTTTTCATTCGGCATGATGATGGCATCTGCCTTCTTCCCCATGAGTCTCTGAAGGTTGATATACGACTTTGCCAGTGCCTCATTGTTCTTAAATTGACCGAGGATCTGCTTGTCTTGGGCAAACTCCGGTGGGAGTCGGTCTAGCCAACCCTCACTAAATTCACCCTTTTCGTTGAGTGCCCACGGGTTATCCGTTGAGGTCGGACTCGTCGGGGAGGTAGTCCCTCCAGTTGCGTCGAGCAAACTTCCGGTTGCGGTGGGGGTTGATGTCGTCGTGCTCGTCGTGATCGGGTTCTCTGCTGCTTCCTGTGCTGAGAGCAGTGCGTTGCCGTCTACGGGAGTCACCGAGACTCCTTCTCCTGTGATGATGCTCATTAGGTTTCATGGGGTTGTGGGTTGTCTGCAATGACCAAGGGTGTATTGACACCTCTGGACAAAAATTCACTGTGCTCCACGGGGGAATGGTTTTCCTTGTGCCACCGGATGTATTCGGGGGTTTGGGTCACATCAACGGGATCAACCACCAACGGGGGATCACTACTCTCGTTTTGCTTTCGTTTTCTTTGGTGCTTCATGAGTGGCCTTGTGAGCAAAAGATTTCATGTGGAGGTAGACCTGACGTTGACCGTCCCGTATTGCCGCTTTGATGGGGTCAAACGTCCCATCCGCATTGGGAACAAAGGCAGGGGCATTGATCCCAAAGATTTTTTCCAAGTGCTCCATGAGGGTGATGCCACTCTCGGTGGTTAAAATGCCGTATGCCTTGGTTTCCTTGCTGATTGCCACAAACTCACTCATTGCTGCATGCCCCGTTGTAGTTGCTGCCCTACGGCACTCTGGGGATTAACACTTCCCAACTGCTGGGCAACCTGTGCCCCGTGTGCTTGAGCTTGCTGTTGTTGAGCCTGTGCCTGTGCTTGGGCACGTTGCTGCCTCCTCTGGGCAATTTCCTCCTCACTTCTCAGGAAGTCTGGGTCACCTCCGTTGGCAAGGGCTTTTTGCCTGACGATCTTGTCAAAGTTGAAGTTGTCTAGAAGTGACTGGTCTTGGGTGACCTGCACGGTCTGGAGGGACTGAGTGACTGCCTCATCGATGGCACTGACACTCCGTGTGGCAATGGCAATGGACATCTTGTTGTTGAAGATGACTTGGGGTTCTGGAAGGAACGCTTCCCCACTTGCCGTGTACTGGATGAGTGCCTTGGGTGGAGTTGGAAAGAGTCCCCGACGTGCAAGGATGCCGTAGACCCTCTTGATGGTTGGAATCAGGAGTTCCGTGGTCAGCCGTGAGTAGGTCGGAGAAAGCATGGTCAACTTTTCACTCTCCATTGCCCTGACTTGGGTTGCCGTGATGGGAGATCCTTTGGATGCCATTTCCTCTTGGGCAAACATCTGGAACATGGGGACGTTGAAGGCATCCTCAATGTGCTGCTGCTTCATTCGGATACGATCTAGACCCACGTCATACCGACCTCCTGTTGCCCATTCCCTTGGGAGGGCAGAGGGATCGGTGGCGTTGAAGTAGGTGATGCCTCCTGCCGTCAAATCCGGTTCACCGTTCATCCCCTCTGGGACAAGGAGACGTGGGAAGGCAGTCAGTTCTGCCAGAGCATCCATCTGTTTCTGGAGGAAATTGACCTGCTTGGCATCTGGGAGTGCCACCCATGATGGTGACCACCCGTAGACCCCGTGCTGCCACTTGAGGAACCGAGTAATGAAGAAAGGTTGCTCGTCGTAACCGGAATCTCTCAGGACATGCTTGGAAGAGCATTCCACATGCACGGAGGCAATGGGTTTGTTCTGCCCATCCTTCTTGCCCTTGTCCCTCTGATCTTCTGTCCTTGGGTAGATGGCATGGATCATGTCCACCTTGTGCTCGTAGTTCTTGCCGTCACCGGACTCGTACATCTTCCTGACCTGCTCGGAGACGTTTTCAATACCGTACTCTTCCACCAGTTGCCTGACGGTCATCTCCTTACGGATAAAGATCACGTCACAATACCCCTCGTTGTTTTCCGAGGCAGCAAAGGTTCCAAGGTCAAAGGTCTTGAAGAGTAGGGGGCAATAGGCACCGGAATCCACGTAGAGGGCAGCAGTACCGAATGCACCCCGATCCAGATGGCATTCATGGATCGTGTTGTAGAAATTACTTCGTGCCAGTTCCTCTAGGACGACCTCCGTGCAATCGGCAAAGTATTCACTGACTCCTTCTCCATCCTCCAAATTCTCCGGTGCTGCCAGTTGGCACCAAGCACTCCCTGCATCGTTGCAATAGGACATGATCCCTGCTGCCATTGTCTGGTTGGCTCGGACGGCAGTCGTATCAAAGAGTTGGGTTTCTCGGTCTAGGTTGGGGGAATACTGCTTGTTGAGGATATAACTCTTCCGAGGCATGACGTAGGTGGCAAGTTGCTGCCACATGCTCATCCAGTAGTTGCGTTCAACATCAAGGGATGCCCACCGTGCCATGATTGAGGATGCCAGATCCGTCTTGCCCATCTTCTTGCCCTTGGAAGGTGTTGGTGTATTTACACCCTTGGGTGCAGTGAGTGGGGTGTCTGCCATAGTGGGTGGGGTTACTTACCGAGGAGGGAACCGGAAGCAGGTGCTTGGTTCCGTGTGTCGGCATTGCTCTGGAGGAGGGATGCTTTCATACCGAATCCTTGTGCTGCCTGTGCCCCTGCCATTTGCTGGGCAACGGCAATGTCTAGGGAAGAGGCCGAGGGTGGAGGAGGTGGCACTGGAGCCTTGGGCATGGGTGGCAAAATAAAGGTGGGTGCTGGGGGAGGGGATGGAATCGATGGGGTTCCACCACCTCCCTTGAAGTTAGCAAGGATGGGCTTCTTGGGTTCAAAGGAAGGGAACCGGACACCTCCAACTGCCCCTGCTAGTGCCATCTCTGGAAATAGGAACGAGATCGACCGAGCAAAGAATGCTATAACGTCATGCATGGGGTGTGTATAGACACCCACGGGTAGATTCTCAACTTGTTTTTTCGCTCAAATGACACAAAGGGTAAGGGGTAGGGAGCACAGGCAAAGGCATCCCTAAGATGTCCACTATACAGGTACAAGTGCCAGCAGTCTGGATCGGCATACGTGACCCACGGGTTGGTGATCCTCTCATACGTGTCCCCCTGACTCACCGGACGTGCCATCAGGAAAAGGTCATCGTTGCTGACCACGACCCCATAAAGCAAGTGTGCCTCCAGATCGTCCTTAAATGTCCTTGGGCAATACTCCCTGTGGTAGACCTCTGCTGCCCTTTGGACGGGTCTCATCTAATTGGTCGTGTAACTCTTGAGGTGATAATCCACAGGGAAGACTTTGAAGTTGGACATGGGAGAGATCACGGATTGGGGGATGAACCAAGCAGCACCCCTGCCACTTGGATCTCTTTTGAATCGGTCATCCTTGGTATGCTCCCCATACATCCATCCGAGCAAGGTCACCCCGTCTGTCCGGTCACAATGTGCTAGAACGACCCGTCTGCCATTAACCATGTCTGCTGGTCGTACAATCATGGAGTCATTCATGTGGTTGATGGTACGGACATCCACGTCCTCAAAGCAGTCAGCCTCATCATGGAAGACATCGAGCTTGGGAGATCCCCACCGACCTGACCATTTCTGGTAGGCCACTTCTCCCATCACCCCGATGATTTCGTTATTGAGTGCCAAGAGACTATTGATGGGAGCACCAAATTGCCTGTGGGTGGACTTCCTACAGGAAATCTTCCGTTGCAGCACGGCAGTCATGACCACGTTGCAAAATTCTAGCATGGTGATGGGAACCCAGACGTGCATCAGTTGCCCTTAAACCCCATCTTGGCATGAGTGGGTCTCTGCACTTGATACCCGTAGTTGATCCGTGTGGGCATCTGACTCCGGTCAATGACTGCCCCTGCCTTGATTGCTTGGAAAGCAATGGAAAATGCATCACTGGCATGGGAGGAATGGTCATGCACTGGCACCTGCTTGATGGTGATGCCGTCACTTTCTTCTTTGGAGTGGTAGAGATCCAAGGCATCCAGACCCAGTTGGCAGGTGTCCTCCTTGAAACTCACCCGTGGAAAGGCATCAAGTGCTAGATTGATACCGTCCCAGACGGAATTTTGCCTCTGGACTGCCACCACATTGGTAAGTCCTGCCGTCTGTAAGTTGGGTTGCCAGAGAGAACCATTGATGGCAGCAGCATCGTGGGGAAGGAAGTGAGACGCATACCTGTAGGGACGATCTAAGAGACGTTTGACCCAGTCTGCTGGGGTGGAGCAGTCGGCATCACCGAATAACGACTCAAGGAAGACAATCCGGTCACCGAGGATTTGCCACAACCACACCCTGACATTGAGGGGGGCACCCACGTCCCACGAGGAGTAGACCGGAGATTCCTTGTGCCATTGGATATTATTGGAGATCCGTGACTGCACCCGTGCATCCTCCAGCACCCGTGAATAGATACTCCCTGCCCTTCCTACGGAAAAGTTGCACTCAAATTCTTGGGCATAGACCCGTTCCGGTGTCCCTGCCTTGATCGAGGCCAACTCCTCCGGTGGGATCAGGTTGCTCTCAGATGCTCTGAGGATCATCGTGAACCACTCAGGATCATCCAGTGCATCCTTCCAGAGTCTCCAGAACCCGTTACGACCTGCTGGAGTTCCGATGAAGGTGGCTCGGCCTTGATAGTCTGCCAGTGCAGGACGGATGACTGCCAACCATGCCTGTGGGTCAAGGTTCGCATACTCATCCAACACCACGTAATCAAAATAAAGACCCCTCATGCGTTCGTAGGAATCACCCGAATAGAGTCGGATCATGGCACCGTTGTTGAGGGTCACCATGAGATCCTGCTCGTTGATCTTCACTTCCGGTAAGTCACTCACAAATCGCTTCAGCATTGCCCATGCAATGTCCTTGGATTGATCCCGTGTGGGGGCAATGTAGGCATACCTCCGTGGAGGGTTCACCCGTGTATCGGTATGTGCCTTTTGGAGGAGGTCTTGGATGCAGGCAACGGTCTTCCCTGCCCTCCGGTGGCACACAAGACATGCCCATCGTTGTTTCCGTTCTAAAAAGGGACGGAATTGCCTCCGTGGTCGTGCCACAAGCACCACCTCCTGCTCAGTTTCTGGAGGGAGTGGGTTCACACGTAATGCACAACTCGGTTGCTGCATCCACCGGAGCTTTCTTGAGGCACTTTTTGCAGGTGGGAAGGGTCACCACGTTCCCAAATCCGATCTGCTTGACCATGACCTTGGTCTTCAATTCACGTCCCCCCCGATTTCAAAGACCACCTTGGTCTTGCCAGTATGCTCAACCTCAACCCGATCCCCATATTTCTTGGGGGCAAGTTTTCCCATGACCCACTTGAGGGTGTCCACCCGTAGTCTCGACCTCTGAACATGCTCGGCATTGAGCACGATCCGGTCTTGTCCGTTTCTCTCGGCCTCCAGAACCTCCCAGTCATTGCGTCCATCGTGGGCAATGTCCTTGATTTGCTCCAAAAGGGCATCTGCTTGCTTCACCCGTGCACGTGCGTAGTGCTCCCGAAAAAGTGTATTCTCAGGAGCATCCAACCACCGATAGATCATTGATTGGCTAGGCATGTGCTCAAGAAGGGTTATGTGACGGATCGATTCCCCATCGGCAACCCTCTGGCAAATCTCCAAAGCAATCTCGTCCGAGTAAGAAGACGGTCTTCCGAGCTTCTTTTCACTCAGGACAAGTGCCGTGGATGCCTTCTTTGTAGCCATTACTTGGTCAACTCGGTGATTTCTCGGTCAATGAACCATCGTGCCTTTTTGAGGTCTTCAATCTCTGTTTCTCCATCACCTTTTTTCCCTGCACGGTAGATGTACTTGATAGCTGCCCCCCGTGTGAACGGGAGGTGCCCTATCATGTCAATGAGCTCGATGCCACGGGGATTATCCGTGTAGTGGGAGGGATGGTTGACCGGATCGCTCATGGTCGGTGGTTGTGGCGGTAGTCCGTAATACGTCCACATCAAAACGGAATATCGTCGCCCTCGGTGGATAGTGGGTGTGGTTCCACCGTCCTCTGGGGTGCGTATCCGTTGCCCTTATCCACAGTGTGCTGGGACATTTGGGGTCTACCGGCACCCAGAGTCTTCCAGTTGCCCAAGATCGGCAGCTTCATACCGGATGCCCTTTCATCCTTGGAAAGGGATTGGGTGAGGAACCCCTCGTTACCATGCTCATCGACCCTGTCAAAGGTCACCAGATCAAGGAACATTGCCTGTTCACCGTTCTTACGGGTGACGGATTTGAGACGGGATTTGTCAATTTTGAGAACGTCGATTTGTAGGGATAACATTAGTTGTAGGTGGTTATGGTTCTGGTTGCTTTCTTGAGCCTGACCTCTCCGTAGGGAGGTCGGTCAGACTTGAGATTGGGAAAGTTGTTACGGAAGACAGTAAAGTTGTCTCGACGGGCATCTCCTTTGCCGACTCGTTTCTCGGAGTGTTGTGTTCTTAAAACAGACATAGTTGCCTTGGAAGTGGGGGGATGGTATCGGGGTGTCTATATTTGTGGCAAGCAGATTCGTATATACACCCACGGCTAAATTTTATGCCTTCTCCTTGGTATCCCTACAACCAGTGTTCATGTGCCTCTACAAACTTTCTTTGCCTACTTGAAAATACATCGTTGACAAAGAATCAAGATGTTGATAGAGTGCTTGTAGATGAGGCAATCATGCCGAGTCACAACCAACATAACCACATGACAAACAAGTTCGAAGCACCACAAGCAGTTCTTTCCGATGACGGCACCCAAGTTGCAAGTTGGGTGGTATGGTATCTCCATGAAAAAGCAAAAATTGAACAGGTACTAGGTGACTGCAATCGTGCGGCAGTTTTGAAAAAACTAGCAGAGACGTTAGACCTCAAGTTTTATGCTGCAAGGCACATTTCCTAACCCCCAACCGACCACGACCATGACCACCACCAC